ACTGAACTTCCACGATACCCGATGACACAAACTTTTTGACGAATCCGATGAACACCCCGCCCGTCGGAAGGAAAACAAAGGTATCGTCATCCGTGGCATAGACAGCCGCCCCAACATCGGTGATCACCGCGCCCGATACAGACAGTTTCGCCGTCCCTTTTGTTACTACCCGCACCTCCTTTGCCGCTGCCGCCCCTGTGCTGTTGTCACGCTTTTGTTCTGCGAATCCTATGAACTTATAACCAAATGCCAGAGGACATGCGTGCCCGGAAGCCTTCACCGTACCCACGGCTGCTCCCTCATAAATTATTTCTGCTATGATTATCGGAATCTCATTCACTTCTCCGAGAACTAAGTCCCTTCTTTTATCCGCTGATAAAGTTGTCATTCTTGTTTCACCTCTCTTTCAAAGGGAATCTATGGATTAGGCCCAGACCCCTCTCATTCTGAGAATAACGGCCCCGTTGGTCTCACCGTTTCGAAGATGGATAAAGTCTCCTCTCTGAGCAGTTGCCTTTGTGTTGGCAAGATTGGTATTGTCACTCCCTGCGATATCCGGTCCCTGGATCTTATCACTTGAACCAGGATCACAAGTGATTTGAACCGTGCCATACGGTCCGCAGTTGAGGAGAATCGTATCCATAGCCACTGCCGTTGCAGGAATTGTGATGGTGGTGTCTACCGTTGCACAAATCACTTTCCCGGAATCCTGAATGTCAAGGGTGAGAGTCGCTCCAGCCGTTTCAGCTAATCTTCCTTCCCACGGATCTTTCATTCCGATGGCATCAAATTCTACTTCCATGATGCCAGAGGAAACGAATCTCCTGGTCATGCCGATGAAAATTCCTCCTGTTGGAAGAAAAACAAATGTATCGTCATCCGTGGCATAGACAGGCAATCCCACATCCGTAATCACCGCCCCGGAGATTGAAAGTTTCGCAACTCCTTTTGAAATCACGCGCACATTCTTGGCGGCGGCTGCCCCAAGGGAGTTATCACATTTTTGTTCGCAAAATCCGGCGAACTTATTCGGAAATGCAAGGGGCCATGCGTGCCCGCTCGCTTTAATAATCCCGACCGCTGCACCCTCATAGATGATCTCAGCGATGATAACGGGGATCTCATTAACATCCCCAATAACAATATCCCTTCTCGTATCTGCTGCTAAAGTTGTCATTATTCGTTACCTCCCTTCGGCTTTTCTTTGTTCCAGATCCGAACCCTGCCTTCCGCACTGGCTTTAGAGAAGGCAAGATAGGAGTCGAAATTATCCCCAAACTCTTTTCTCAGTTCAGGGTTTTTCTGCCAGGTTGCTTTGGCCTGATCTTCAATCGGGAGATTAGGGTCGATCTCCTCCTTTTTCCCCGTCCCAATATTGGTCTGGGAAATCGGTTGCTGCGCCCCTCCCATCAACTCCTTTTTCTTCCCATCCAGAAGCGCCTTTTCTGCACCGAGAACCTGAACTGCCGCCTCTGGTCCCGTGGTCTTTCCATCAAATTTCAGAATTTCGATCAATGCTTCGTGTCCGGGAAGCAATTGATTCTGAACTGCCTTAATTCTCTCCCGTTCTGCCTCTGCACCGATTGCAAAACCTTCTTTTTTGCCCTTTTCGATTCCTTCAGAAATGCCAACTGAGATGGCTTCCTTCTGGATCTCGGCAAAAAGATCAGGGTATGCTTTTGAAAAAGTTTCTTTTGTCACAATACCGTCCATATCATTTCTCCTTTCTTTCTTTTAAGCCTCTGGAATAAAGGCTCTGATTTTGGCCTCCACTACCGCCCTGGTAATGGAGGGAAGATTTGCGGAACTATATTCGTAAATCAGTTTGTCAAGAGGTAGCACACCGTCCACCAATCCGGCCTGAATCGCCGTTTTGCCAATAAAGATTCTTCCCTCTGCCATATCAGAAAGGACTTGCTCAGCGGATACCCCGCGATTGCGGGCAACGTCCTGAACAAATCCAGTGTAAAGATAGTCAATCTCGGCTTGAATTATTTCCCTGTCCTCTTTCGATAGGGGTTGCGAATCAACACCCACGGCTTTGTATTTTCCAGCGGTGATATGAGTTATTTTAATCCCCCTCTTTTCATCCTGAGCCGAATAATCGTAATGAGTGACCATCACACCGATAGACCCAACCTGAGTCGTATTTCCTGAAATATAAATTTTATCGGCAGCCGATCCGATAGCATAAGCAGCCGAAGCCATCATTCCGTCCGTATGAGCAAGAATCGGTTTTTGACCACGAGATTCATAGATCATATTTGCAAGTTCAAAGGTTCCGTCGACCGAACCCCCAGGAGAATCAATATTCAGAACAATCGCCCTGACAAATGGATCGTGAAGGGCCTGCTGGAAATCTCTTCCAACCATCTGAGTTGAAGCTCCACCAGAAATCTTTGTGAACATATTCATTTTTTTTGAGATCACACCATCAATGGGGATCACAGCCACACCGTCAATGACTTCATAGCCCTGCTCCTCTCGGTTCAGAGGCCTCCCAACCTGTGCCTCAATGATTTTCAGATCAATTTTCTCACCCTTTAGATGTACATTATAGATTTCAACTATTTCAACGAGCTTTGAAGGGACAATCGCCCAGGCTGAGGTCAGAATATCTATGATCCTCATTGCTGTGCCTCCTGTATCGTTTCGTCTTCCAAATCGTTCCCCATGTTTTCGGGTTCCCCTTTATCGTTCACATTTTTCAAGGATTGGGGTTCGGGTTGCAATTCTTTAAGCATCTTTTTCTCTTTTTTGATTCTCGGCCAGTTCGCCTCAAAATCGCCACCCGTAAGCGCCACCGTCTCTTCATCCCTCGTGGTAAGGAAAAGACCCAATCTCTTCTCCGCCGCATCGACTTCTTTCACGGGATCAATTTGACTTGGAGCCTCGCCAATCCAAATAGCATTCGAGAAGGCTTTCCGAATCATAAAATCCTTAAAAAATCCAGGAGCCTTGACCCGACCAATCGCCACGGCCTCGTAAAGCCAATTTTCATAGACGAGTTGACAGAAGTTCCGTGCGATCCATGCCCGACGACCCCTAAAGAAGCGCCAGGCCTCCAATAGGGCCGCTCTTGAAGCTGAATAAGAAGCCGAAAAGTGGCCAATCAATATCTCAAAGGGAATTTCGAGAGCAACACCGATCTGTTGAAGGATGGATTTTACAAATGAGTCAAAACCCGTATTGGGACGCCCAGGATTGCCGAAGGTGATCTTCTCGCCCATTTTAAGCCCAATTAAAGCCCCTGGGCCGAGTTTTATATCCTGATCCGATGAACTACCCGCAACAGCAGAATCAACATCATCATCTCCGACCATGTTCCCAATCATTCCCTGGCTTCCAGATTCGGTTTCAATAACTCCAGTAAAATAAGAGGCGACAACGGCGGCCATGATCTCGGCTTCCGAATATCTGGTCAGTTGTTTCAGCAATTCGATAACTGGAGAAAGATAGGGAAGACCCCTGGATTGCCCAGGTCTTAGCATTCGATAAAGGTGAATCATGTTTCGGAGACCAGTTTTATCAGAAAAGGCAGGAATAACATCCCATTCCTGCCGGATCGGAGCGAACATAGATCCAGGTGAATCTTTCATGACGTGATAATTTATGGGAGCGCCGTATTCGTCTTTTTCAATTCCTGCCCGTAGAGTCTTTGTCTCAGAAATGTTGTCTTTATTTTTGACCCGATCCCCTTCGATGTATTGAAGCCTGAGAGCATACGGAGAAAATTTGACTTCTTTTCGGGTCATCAAAACGAAAATATCGCCATCGATAAGAACTTTTCTAAAAACCAAGTCCTGCCCTTCGGGGAATGGGATGGTTCTGGCAACATCGCAATCCTGAGAATCGGCCCATAAATGCCATTCCCGTTCTGTTGTGGTCTCCCATTCATCGGCCTGCCCCTCTTCCATCTTCAAAAATTCTCGGTCTACACGGCACTGGAGTTTCAGCCCGGCTCCGACAACATTTGTCACGGCAGTATTGATGGCACCGAGAGCAAGGGGAGAATTGCGGGCAAGGTCTTCGGATATGTCTCTCAAACGGGGGAGTTCGGGAAGGAGAGCAGAATCGGCGTCAAGATGTTTGGGGTTAAAATATCGGAGAGCACGGCGGGAAGTGGAGGCCCCCGTGTAGGCACCCGAAGAGATAGCCATTGCCCGCCCATGTGCGTCATAGAGAATCGTCACGGGAGAGGCTTTCTCCCATTGACCAGTGATCGGGTTCAACTGCAATGGAATGGATTGTCTCAAATCATGTTCATCCTATTGGGGTTATAGCCACAACTTTGATTCCAGAACCCTCAAAACGTGCTATCTCCTCGGCAAGCTGATCCATCTGCTTTCGTAGGTCTGTTGACCTCGGCCTTGAAACAGATCGGCCCCCAACGCCATAAGATTCAGCATTGAGGGCCTTCAAGTAAGCCGCCCTGACAGCAGTGTATTCCTCTTCGGCCTGAACGAGGGTGCGCGCCATTATGATTTCAGGATAGAGGTATTTTTAGGTTTTACAAGATAGCTTTTGTGGGCTTTTGGTGGCTTTTGGAAGGAAAATGATTTGGAAGGAAGGCTATTCGACGCCTTTTGAGATGATTTTCCTTTGAGAAGTTTCTATTGGGATTTCTTTATCTGTAAAATATTCGGCTGGCAACTCATAATTTTCGATGTATTCATTCACCGACTTTACGGTGATTCTTATTCCTGTCATCTTCGGCTTATCGTTATGACCTTTTAATTTCCCTTCTGCGAGGAGATTATAAACAGTCCCCCTCGAACAGCTCAAAATTTCCATAACTTCATCAATGCGATAAAGGGCTTTCAATAAAACGACCTCATTTTAATATTTTTAAGCGTTTTCTTATTTCACACTTTCTTCTTTTTAAAAATTCGATCTCGAACCTTATCCCGTGGAGAACTTTTTTTAACCCTTTTCTTTCTGAGAAAGAAACATTATGCCTAAAAATATTGTGACCATTTTCCAAGGTAACCCATGCATGATTTTTAGAATTTATCTCCCCGCGTGTTTCCTCTAAACTATTTTTGTGTAAGATCCAGCACTTCTCCATCACTCTACCCCCTTCGAGATTGTTCTCCTGGCAACAGCCTTTGATCCGACCCCGCTGAATATCTGGAGACCATAGCAGTCTCTTTCGGCCAGGGTCATGGCGATAACAGTTCCATCAAGGTGATGGTTCCGGCCCCTTCTTACCCATTCCCAATTTCCGGTTTTATCCCGAACTTCCTTCTCCGCGAGGATTTGTTTGATATAATCGGCATCCGTCTGGGAATGGAATGTAAATCGACCTGGATTATCTTTTTCAATTTTCAGATGAAACCAGAGCACCCGTTTCATCTCTCCAGTATTAATCTCCCAGAGAACGAGACCTCCGGGGATAGGTTTTCCGGATCGACCAGGCATCTTCTCAATCTTTGTCTGCTTCGCCCTGTTTTTTGACGGATGAGACATACCCTTCGTTCCAAAGACATTGAGACCCATCTTCCGCATTTTTAAAAGCCATTGATAGGCGGCCTCAGTCATTGTCGTATCTTCGCCCTCATATTCAGACCCGCCGGTATCAAGCCCAGACACCAGGATAGGCTTCTTATTTGCCCCTCCCACAACGGGGTAGGCCGTATTTTTTATAAAATTCGCAAGTTCATCCCAGTCAAAAATCTTCCGGTAATCAATGAGGTGGGCGCTGATCGTTTGGTTGACCATGTGCCAGGCCAGCACGTCAACGAAGAAGCCTCCCTCGCTCGGGTCGATCCCGCAAGTGACGGCGACCGTGTTCGCCGGACAGACATTCGGCTCAAGGTCAATTAGGTTTTCCATCAATTCAAGTTCTGTCTTGGAAAGAGATTCTTCCATCCACGGTCGGGCGGCGTTATATATCCTCCAGTTACGCATCGGGGCGAAGTCGTCTCCCTCCTGGAGATCCTTGTTCGCTTCTAAAAATTCTTTAGCAATGACCCCGAAGGTCCCACCGGAAAAAGGAGAATACCATTTAGGGAGATGGAAGCCTATTTTCTTAATCCTTCGATATTTCGGATCGGTTAAAAGCGTTTCAAGGTCGATGGTCTCTTCTATCTTGGCCCTGATATTCTTCATAATTTGATCACAGGGACCCTCGGTCAACCTGGCCCGCCACTGACCTCCGGCAAGGATTCTTATTTTATCAAGATTGGAGATTTCTTTCTGGCAGGCTTCGCAATCATAATAAGCGTTCTCTTCCACCACCACCGGGTCATGGTCTTCTCCGAATCTCACATTTTCCCAGTAAAGAATCTGATAGACCCCGCAATGAGGACAGGCTACCCAGTATTCAAAGATGCGCTGACATTGCTTGAGCGCCTGCCAGATGTTTCCTTCGGGAGTGGTGGGAGTGGAAGTCTTCACGATTTTCCTATTTGAAAAGGTAGTGGTCGTCTGTTCGATCCCCTTGATCGGATCAATGGCATTTTCTCCGACCGTTTTTTTTATTTCATCAGCTTCATCCACAAAAAGATAACGATTCGACCTTGTTGTGGTCTGCGTATCCGATCCGGCCCAGGCCATGGCAAAGATCATGGTCTGAAAGTTCATCCGGAGTTTGGTATAGTCATCCGGATTATCGGGCATCCTCCTTGCCACCTCCGGACAGGCCCGAAAGATCGGATCGAGTTTGGTTTCGGAGATCTCTTTCGCTTTATCCCGCGTTGGAAGAAGAAAGGTCGCAGGCCCGGGATCCTGGGCCACCACATAACAGGCAAAAGCATATTGCACGCCGGTCGATTTCCCAAGCTGGCGGCCCCAGACCAGAACAATTTCCTCAATAAAGATATTCCCCAGGGCTTCGAGTGGCCCTCGAATATAAGGGGTGCGGGAGATGCGAAGAGGTCCAGGCTCGGCAGCCATTTTATCTGAAAGCCTGACATTGGCCTCAACCCAATCCGGCAGTGATATATCATCCGGCAGCCTCCAGATTATTTCCCAGGCCTCACTTGGCACCTTTTTTCTTTCGGCGTATAGATTTGGAAACATTTAAGGGCTTCTCCAATTCGCGGATGATTTTATAGATCTCATTTCGGATGATAACTTCGATTTCTTTTTCGTCATCACAAAGAAGAACCGTGGACGCAAGTCTTTTAGGAAGTCCTTGAAAGGCCTGCTTCGCCGCAGATCCGAGAGCGACAAGCCACCCGATAGAGGCATTTTTAGGAACCAGCTCTTCTTTAAGTTTTTTGACAAGGATCTCCTCCCGCTCCGCCCGGGCCGCTTCTTTGCGGGTCCGAACATCGGTGAGGTTGAGAGATCCCTGTCCTTCGGAGAGCTTGCGATAATAGGCGATAAGAGCCTTTGAGGCCGCGATAAAATCAATTTTGCCATTAATGACAGCAGGCGCAATCTCATCCGTTGCCATCTGACGATAACGGCGTGATGTAATGCCGAAGACGGGCTTTGCAACCCTTTCAAGTTCTATCTCGTTCGCCATTATGACCAATCACAAAAGACCAAACCATCAATATGATTTTTTCTTACCCGCAATGCTTCATAACATAGTTTTGCCGTCATTCCGGTATTTAAAAAGTCATCTATAAAAAGAATTGATTTATGAGAATATTTGAAATCTTCCCTTAGTAATGGCTTTTCTTGATTAAGACTTTCATGGACACCATGCCTTGATTTGAACCGCCTCTTTTTAAATGCCTTTTTAAATGGTATTCCAGAACGTTCCGATAGCCATTGACATAAATAATCACAGCAATAGAAAGCTTCTTTCCTGTTCTTTGAAGGTGGCGCGGTAGTAATCAAATCATAATAATTAGAAATAAAAGGAAGGAGATGGAAACCAATTTCAACGGTGATATTCTTGTCGATTGTATCTTTCCATTTTTTAAACTCTACCCATTTAAGGTTGTCCTTTGTGTATAGAGAAAAACAACCCCAGAAACACCGTTTATGATGATGAATCTGGAGTTTCTTTTTGTTTTTCAAAACAAACCCTTCTTCGGGATGTTTAAAAAAATTTAAATCCCCATAATCCTCGACTGGTAAATCAAAATCATTAATTTTAATTTCTACCTCGTTCGCCATGCAATGATGCCCCACACAGCCAGAAGAAAATAGATTCCGAACAGCACGGCTTGGGAATAAAGACCGACCTGGTAATCAACGACGACCCATGAAAGGTTGGTTACTGCCCAAATATAAAAACACGATTTCTTTTTTTGGATGTTTAAAATCACCCCAATCACTGAAAATAAGGTCAAAAACCATGTCCAGGTCATAAACTGCACAGTAACCCCTTAAAATGTTTAACGAATTTCAAAGGTGTTTTTCTTTGCACAAGGTCGTTTTTGGGGCTCAAGGTCAATTGAATTGAAACCCCCCAAAAAAAAATCACTCCCTCTCGATAGTCGGGGT